CGACGCTCGGCATGGCGTGGTGGGAAGCCGCTGACGACGCCTACCTTGACGACTCCAAGTGGGGCGAGGCGAACCCTGGACTGCTCAGCGACCCCGCCATCCTGTCGCTTGATGACCTGCTCTCAGCCAAGAAGCGAACGCCAGAGGCAGAGTTCCGAACCAAGCGCCTGAACCAATGGGTCAGCAGCTCGCAAGCCTTCCTGCCAACTGGCACATGGGAAGCCTGCAAGGATGACCAGATTGCGCTCAACAAGGAGGACGAGATTGTCCTCGGCTTTGACGGCTCGTTCAGCAACGACTCCACCGCCATCGTCGCGTGCCGAGTGGCAGACAAGGCGTTCTTCGTACTCGGACACTGGGAGCGACCGCTCGATGCAGAACTCAACTGGCGTGTGCCGGTGGAAGAGGTCGAGGCAAAGATGCTGGACATCTGCAAGGCGTTCAATGTGCGCGAGATTGTCTGCGACCCATTCCGCTGGCAGCGGTCAATGGAGGCGTGGCAGCAGATGGGCTTGCCTGTCGTGGAGTTTCCACAGACGCCAAGCCGCATGGTTCCAGCCACCGCTGCGTTCTATGATGCCGTTGTCAATGGTCGCGTGAAGCACAATGGGGACCCAAGCCTCTCGCGTCACGCAGCCAACGCCACACCGTACTACTCGCGCAATGGGCTTATGATTCGCAAGGAGAGCAAGACCTCGCTGAAGCGCATTGACCTTCTGGTCGCTGCGCTCATGGCACACAGCCGAGCGGGTACACTTGGAAATGCTCCAGCGCCGAAGCCGCGAGCCGAAGTGAAGTGGATTGAGTTATAGGGAGAACGATGGGCCTACTTGACCGCATCCTCGGACGCGAAGAGAAACCAGAAGAGCAGCGAACCATCGGTGGACAGTGGTTCTCGCCAGACCCGAACTACGCTGGCGTCCGAGTCACCGAGGAGAACGCCACCAGCATCGGCGCCGTCTATGCCGCCGTGAAGCTGTACGCCGACACCGTTGCCGGCATGCCGTGGGACACCTACATTCGCATTGACGGAACGCGCCGACCATACCGACCACGGCCGCGCTGGATGGACACGCCGATTCCTAACAACCCGAACTACACCTCGTTTGACTTCAAGCATCGAGTGGTCACGAGCCTCCTCATTGACGGCAACGCGTTCATCCTCTGCCTGCGCGACTCATCCGACAATGTGATTGAGACGCGAGTGCTGGACCCGCAGAAGGTTGAAATCAAGACAGGCGAGTTCGGCGAGCCTATCTACCACGTTGAGACACGCGAGGGTCACGTCGCGCTGACGGCTGAAGAGATTGTTCACATCCCGCTCTTTGCAACAGGCGAGAACCATCGCGGACTGTCACCAGTTGAGCATCACGCAGTGACGCTCGGACTCGCAAGCGCGACGCAAATCTTCAGCGCGAAGTTCTACCAGAACGGCACGACGCTAGGCGGCGTAGTCAAGGTTCCAGGCGAACTCACGCAGGAGCAGGCAGAGAGCCTGCGCTCAGGATTCAGCCGACGACACGAAGGCGTGGAGAAGGCGTGGCGCGTGGCGGTCCTTACCGGCGGCGCTGACTACCAGCAACTCGGCATGAAGATTAGTGACCTCCAACTTGTCGAGACGATGCACTATGGCGTTGAGGCAATCGCTCGCATCTACGGCGTGCCACTTCACATGCTCCAGTACCCAGGCGGCAACACCTCCTACGCGTCGGTCGAGTTGATTGGCATTGAGTGGCTGCGCCTCGGACTCGGCCCACTCATCGCGCGCCTTGAGGCTGCCTTCCAGCGACTCGTGCCAGGCAGCCAGCAGACCTTCCTGAAGTTCACCCTTGACGGACTGCTCCGCGCCACGACGCAAGAGCGATACAACTCCTACAGCACCGCGCTGAACAACGGCTTCCTCAGCGTGAACGAAGTGCGCGGTCTTGAAGACCGTTCGCCTGTTGATGGCGGCAACGAATACTGGAAGCCGCTCAACATCGGCACACTCGGTCAGGAGCCTGACGCGTGAGCTACATCATCACCGACATTGACGGCGCACTCGCCACAACCGGCGACACGCCGAACCAGCCCTACATCGACTGGCTCAAGAGCCAAGCGAACGACTTCGGGGCTGAGGTCATCATCGTCTCCGCGCGCAACATTGACCGCCTTGCAGAGACTGAGCGTTGGCTCAACGACAACCTCGTGCCGTACAAGGCAATCTACTTGCAGGACTTTGGCGAGAGCAACCCAGCCGTGAACGAAGCGTTCAAGGCATACAAGTATTCCAAGTTGCAAGAGGAATACGGCGATGAGATTGCCTTCCTCGTAGACAACGACGCCGAGGCGCGCGACGCGGCCGAGGGCATGGGCATCCTCGCCTACACGCCAGACGAAGCGATGGCGCTGACCGTTGATGACGAGGAGAGCGATGACGAGATGCGCGTCTTGATTGACGTGCCTGAGTACATCCAGACCGCAGCCGCGAAGGGCATCACCTACTTTGACAACGGCTTCGCTGGCGACGGACTTCAGCCAGAGACGGTTGAAGAGGCGCGTCAGTTGCGCGCAGGACAAGTCGAGGACGAGAAGGTGACGCGGATGCGCGCGTGGATTCTGCGACACCGTGGCGACTGGGAAGGCGTACCAGCCAACAGCAATCCACAAGACGAATCGTTCCCAGGACCGGGAGCCACTGCCGCCTATCTTTGGGGCGTAGACCCCACAGCAGAAAATGGCGCAGACAGGGTTCTACAATGGGCAGATGGCGTCCTCGCGCCACTAGAAACAGAAGAGAGGTTTGACGTGAAGGAACTTGAGACGCGCGCAATCTCTATGGGCGACTTCGTAGTGACCGAAGGCGAAGACGGTCAGAAGACGTTCACCGGCTACGCCGCGCTCTTTGGCGCACCTTCGGCTGGACTTCCGTTCACCGAGGTCATCGCTCCAGGCGCCTTCCGTCGCACGCTGTCCCGCGTTGCAGACGGCAAGAAGATTGTCTCCTTCCTGTTTGGTCATGACGAGACCCGCGCTCTTGCCACGACTGCAAGCGGCCGCCTCGCGCTGACCGAAGACGAGCGTGGCTTGAAGGTTGAGGCTCGCCTTGACCCAGCCGACCCAGATGCCGCTGGCGTCATCTCCAAGCTCACGCACGAGGCTCGCGCGATGGGCATGTCCTTCGGCTTCACGATTCCAAAGAACGGCGACGAGTGGGACGAGGACACGCGCACGCTGCGCGAAGTCAATCTCTTTGAGGTCTCCGTCCTCAGCGCCGGTCAGACACCTGCCTACCCAGCAACGCTTGGCTTGACCAGCGTCCGCAAGGTTGCCGCGCGCATGGGCGTGGATGGCGACCGCCTCATCTCAGCCATCGAGTCCATCAAGTCGGCGACACCGCTGACACTTGAGGATGTCGAGGTGATTGACACCGTGCGTGAAAAACTCGCGCCAAAGTCCGAAGCGATTGACCCTTCAATCGCCGAGGCTCGGCTCGTGCTTGCTCGCGCGGAGTCTGAATCGCTCTAGCAGCCACGAGGTCTCGCCCCGCTGCGCTAAGTACGCAAGCCCGCGAAAGACCATCCCGCTAGGAGAGCCGCAACATTGTGGAAAACCAGATAGTGAAAGGAGTCTGACCAAAATGGCAGACATCAAGAAGCTGCACGAGACCCGTGCAAACCTGCTCACGCAGGCCACCAGCATCGTTGCTGAGGCTGCTGAGTCGGGCGTTGCCCTTGAAGGCGACAAGAAGAACCAGTTCGAGTCCCTAACGGCTGAGGCTGGCGTAATCGCGGAAGCGATTCGCAGCGAGAAGTCGGCAGCAGAGGCGCGAACCGCCGCTGACACGATTCGTGCTGAGTACGCTTCAGTCATCGCTCCGAAGGCTGAGAAGTCTGACGACGAAGTCTCCGAACTGCGCGCTCTTGGGCGCAACGGCGGAAGCAAGATGTTTGAGTACCGCGACGTAACCCGCGCAACCGGACTTGGGAACCCAGTTTCCATCGCCGACCGCGTGAACGTAGTGGCCGCTCAGTTCAACCCATTCCTTGACCCAGCCATCATCACCGTGGTCCGCACGGCGACCGGCAACAACATCCAGTTCCCACGCGTCACGGCGCTTGGAACCGCTGGTTCAGTTGCTGAAGCTGGAACAATCGGTGAGTCAGACGGAACGCTCAGCGCGCTGTCCCTCACCCCAGTCAAGTACGCGACCATCATCCAGGTCTCGGAAGAGCTTGTGGAAGATGCAGTGTTTGACCTTGCCGGCATGATTGCTGACAAGTGCGGCGCTGAAGTTGCAGTTGCTCACGGTGCCTTCGCTGGTACCGCGGTTGCTGCGGCTGCAACGGTTGGAGCAACAGGCTCCGGCACGGTTTCAATCAACCCAACGTACACCGACCTTGCGAAGCTGAAGGCGTCTGTGAACCAGGCGTACCGACGCGCACCAAAGGCTGGTTGGTTGATGAACGACACGACGCTCGGCGTTGTGACTGGTCTTGTCGATACGGCAGGACAGCCAATCTTCCGCGCAGGCGATAGCAACACACCTGACCGACTGTTGGGTGCGCCTATCTACAGCGCAGCGTTGATTGACCTGACCGACAACACCGCAGGAGCAATCCTGTTCGGTGACCTCGGACAGATTTACACGGCACTCGTTGGCGGCGTCCGCGTGGACGTGAGCCGCGAGTACGCCTGGAACACCGGCCTTGTCTCGTACAAGGTTGAGGTTCGTGGCGCGACCGGGCTGGCACAGGCTTCAGCAGTGAAGTCCTACCAGTCAGCCAACGTCTAATCGTTTAGACGCTAGGTAGCGGCAGGGAGTCGGGCTTCGGCTCGGCTCCCTGTTGCATTAGTGGGAGGGTTCATGGACATCTTCAAGAAGCTCAAGGAACTGACCCGCAGGGGTCCTCGTAGAATCAACGGAGAGGCACCAACGCGGCTCGTAGAGCGCGCTATCATCAGCAGACGTGGCAATACAGCCACTTTGACCAGCCAGCCGCTCAGGGAGCGGGAGAAGGGGAACGACGAGTGATTCAGCACCTAAGCAGCAGGCAGATGAGCGTAGGGACGGCACGCGCCTCCGTGTGCGAGGGCTACGTCGCAGGCACCGAGGTCCACCTGCACGCGCTGGCTAATAACTCCAAGGATGTGCTGATTGGCGCAAGCAATCTCACGCTTGCCAATGGCTTTGTGCTACGGAAGGGCGAACACATCACAATCCGCTTGATGGAGCGACAGACGCTCTATGCTATCGCCGAGAACAACAACCAAATCTTGACCATCCTAGAAGTCGGAGGCATCTGATGTCATACGCAACACTCGCAGAGTTCAAGAGCGCCATCGGCATCACCGACTCGACCGATGACAACGCGCTTCAGTCCGTCCTTGACGCAACCGACGCGCTGATTGACAACTACACCGACCGAGCTGCGGGCTTCGGCACCGCATCCCAGACGCGCTACTACACCGCTGAGGACTTCCAGTACGTCTTGACCGACGACCTCGTGAGCATCTCTTCGCTCACCACCGACGACAATGGCGACAACACCTACGAGACAACGTGGACGCTCGGCACCGACTATGTGTTCGCACCGGCGAACAACGCGCTGGACGGCTGGCCGTACACCAGCATCGAGGTGAGC